CCAGAGGGGAGTCTGTGTTCTTTAGAGCTCACCCCAGAATGAAAAAGCCCAAGCCGTATGGGATCCGCGCCGAGTATCGGGGAAAGGGAATCATTCCCGCCAAACTTCCGGACGCCTGGCACAGGCTCAAGGCTGTGGTGACATACAACTCCACCTCCGCTGTGGACGCGATCCTGGCCGGTGTGCCAGCTGTGACCATGGATCCCTCCGCCGCCGCCTGGCCGGTGACTAGCCACTCACTGGATGATCCTCTAGTCTATCCAGACCGGTCTCAGTTTTTGGCCGGTGTTGGATACAGCCTTTGGACTGTTGAGGAAATGAGGAGCGGATCCGTATGGAATCACTTGACCAGCTGACAGAGGGAGTGGCTATCCAGGGCTTGGACGAGCTCCGGGACAATCTGAGGAAAGTATCAGAGGACGCTCAAGGGAAAATTATGAGGTCCGCCATTCGCAAGGGGGCCAATGTGATCCGGGACCGGGCTGTGGAGAACGCCAGAGGGATTGACGATCCCAAGACCGCCGAGAGCATAGCCGAAAACATAGCGGTCCGAATGGACGGGAGACATCAGCGCCGGACTGGTGAGATCAAGTACAGGGTTGGAGTCCTGGGAGGTGCTAAGCAGTACGCCAACACAAGGGACAACGTCCGCCGCCAACGTGTTGGAGCTTCCTATCCAACCCTTGGGGATAAGACCAACCCAGGAGGAGATACTTTCTATTGGAGATTTCAGGAGCTCGGGACCCGCCACCACGCTCCAAAGCCCTTTCTCCGTCCGGCTGCTGAGGGAGCTGACAGCCAAGTCCTGGACGCCATCAGACAATCAGCCTTCAAAGCGATTACCCGCCGGATCAAACGACGACAGAGACTTGCAACACGCCGCTGATCCTTTATATTTAGCCCTGTTGCAACACTTAAACCTTAGAGGACAGCACGATGGGAACGCTAAAAGCACAAGGCACAGAGCTATATGTGATCGACCCAACCACCAAATTGATCCTGGCTGTGGCCTGTGTTCAATCCATTGACGGTATCGGAGAGGCCTGGGACTCAATCGAGACCACCTGTCTGGAGGACCTGGTCCGCTCCTATGAGCCAAGCCTGAGAACTCCAGGGACCATGACCTTTGGCATTAGCCTGGACACATCCTCAACAGTCCACGCTCGTCTCCATGAGATCTATGAGGACGCTGACCTCAATGTCAATCTGGAATTCTGTGTGGGAATGTCTGATGGCACAGCTCAGCCCACCCTGGACTCCAATGATGACTATGTCCTGGACACCAGCCGCTCCTGGCTGACTTTCCTGGGCTTCCTTGTGGACTATCCGTTCAGCTTCTCACAGGCCTCCCTGGTTCAGCCCCAGATCCCTGTCCAGATCTCTGGCGGCAAAACGTACACACGAAAAACAACTTAATTGATCCGAGGCGCTAAGCATGAATAAAGACCAGCTATTCCAGGCCGGTGGCGTCATTGCCACTGGCTCTGTCGTTAAAAAGGACTGCACCTGGACAAACCAGGACGGAGAGACCTTTGACTTTGTTGTGGGAGTGCTCAAGCTCTCGTTTGGTGTGGTGGAGAAAATGCTGGAGGCCGCCCACGAGGTTGGACCCAGCTCCGCCATGATCTCCGCCGCCATCCGCCTGGGGGAGGAGTTCGATCAAGAGCTAACGCCCAAAGAGGTCTCCATGTTGGACCCCAACCTGGCCAAGGTGTTCGCTGAGGCTGTGGCGGAGGTCAACCCAGCGGAAAAAAAGCCCTCGACTCAAGAGAGGAAATCTGGCACGAGTTAGTGCTTGCAGGGGTCGGGGGGAGAACAATCGAGGAGGCTAAGGCCTCCTTGTCCTATGAGGAGAGCCAGAGCTGGTTCCAGTACGTTGAAAAACGGGGCTCATTGAACATAGGACGGAGGCTGGAGTATGGCTTTGCTTTGCTCCTCCATGTCTACCTCCAATCAAAGGGTAATAAAAGGACAGATATTTTTGACTTTATGCCCCATGAAAGCCGACCGGAGACAGAGGTCCAGCTGGAGATAGATGACATTGTCCGCCTATTTGGTATAACTGAGGCGGAGACGGTGACTCCTGAGACGGATGATCCGGAACAATTCCTCAAGAGGACAGACTGATGGCGGGAAAAAGTCTCGGGACATTGACGGTTGATCTGATCGCCAGGACCTCTGGCTTTGTCCAAGGCATGAGCAAGGCGGAAAGAGAAAGCGCCAAACGAGCCAAACAGATACGAAAAGACCTCCAGCAAATCGGAAAGGAATTCAAAGCCCTGGGCAAGTCCTTGGCTGTTGGTGGTGTTGCTGCCGGTGCTGGTCTTGTTGCCATCATTGAGAAAAACAGGGAGCTGATTGACGAACAGGCCAAGCTGGCCCGGTCCCTGGAATCCACTGTGGCCGGTCTCGCCGTTACAACCCGCGCCGGTGAGCTGTCCGGAGTGGCCTTTGACAAGGTGGCACAAGCCACCAAGGACCTGACCAGGAGGCTCTCACAAGCCGCTGACGGAACCGGACCCGCTGTCAAAGCCCTGGAGAGATTAAATCTCACAGCCGAGGAGCTCTCCCAGCTCCCTCTGGATGAAAGGATCCAGACAATCAATCAAGCAATCCTGGACTTCATTCCCGCCGCTCAGAGGGCCTCTGTTGCTGGCCAGCTATTCGGTGAGGAGGGATCCCTGGCGATCTCCCGCCTGGATCCTGAGACAATCAAAAAGGCCCGAGAGGAGGCTCAGCTGTTTGGGACTACTCTCTCCCAGCTGGATGCCGCCAAGGTAGAGGCCGCGAACGATGCCTTTTCCACCATTGGCCTGGGCCTTGAGGGGATCTCCAAACAGATCACTGTGGAATTTGCACCGATCATTGAGCAACTAGGAAACGACTTTAAAGACTTGGCTGTGGAGGCCGGGGGCTTTGGCTTTGTTGCTACCAGTGTTTTTGAGTCCGTTGTCTCTGTTGCCGCTTTCACAGCGGACGCTGTGGACGGTGTGTCAAGGACCTTTGAGCTCCTCGGCAAGGCAGCGGCCACAGCCTTTGTGGCCATTGAGACAGGCCTGGCTTTTCTCAAGCTGGACTTTGAGGCTGGGGTGGAGGGAGTGCTCAAGCTCCAGGCGGCCTTTGATGATATGGACGAGACGCTCAACAGGCCTCTGTCTGGACAAAAATTCCGCCAATATGTTGACGACGCCAAGGCCGCTGGAGACGAGCTACGGAAGGTCCTCGAGGCCGGTGGCGGATCAGCCGGTGGTGAGGGGGTCAACGCTAAGCTGGACGCCGACATCGCCGCCTTGAGGCTCAAGTATGGAGAGGAGGAGGATCTCCTCCGCCAGAAGTATGAGAAAGACATTTCACTCCTGGATGATTGGATCGCCAAGGATGCCTCCAAAACCGCTGAGGCCAACGAGCTCAAATTCTACGCGAAGTCCGAATTCCTGGACGGCCAGTATCAGCTCGAGAAAAAATACAACGACATGGCGGAGCGGGAGGCCGAGGCCAGGAAACAACAGCGCCTCCAGTCTTTGGGAGAGCTTGCTGGGACCCTGGGATCAATCTCCACCCTGATGAACAGTGAGTCCAAAAAAATGTTTGAAGTGGGCAAGGTTGCCGCCATTGCCCAGGCCACTGTCAGTACCGCTGTTGGCGTGATGAAAGCCTGGGAGCTGGGTCCAATCCTGGGTCCAATCCTGGCTCCGCTTGTTGCTTTGGCCGGTGCTGCCCAGATCGCGCAGATCAAAAAGACCAAATTCCAAGGAGGTGGTGGAGCTCCCACAGCCGGAGTGACCAACACTCAGAGGATCAACAACATAGCAACCCCGACCGCCGCCGGTGGTGGGATTGGTGACAGAAACATTTTCCTGTCTGGCTTTGGAGCGGATGACATTTTCAGAGGCCAGACCATTATCGACTTGGCAAACTCCGGAGTCCTTGACGGTGGAGTGGTGAGGACAACGCAATGACAGCAACCCCTCCAACTGTGGGCTATCAGAATATAATCACAGCCACCAATATCTCAGCTGACACAGCGCTGGCGGACCACCCTCCCAGCGCTTTGGCCAATCCAATGACTGCCGATTCATGGAGAGGCAACCTCCAGGATGTGGACATCACTGTGGACGCCGGATCTCCAGTCTCTGTGGACTATTTTGGGATCGCTGGCCATAACCTTTATCTGTTTGGCGGGACTGTTTCCTTGTATGGAAACACAGAGGAGGGAGTGACCGACTCCGCGGAGCTGGTGGGATATGCGGAGATCGGGGAGACCGGGATCCCTGTGGGAGACCTGGCCGCCAACAACAAGACATACCGCTATTGGACAATCCGCTACCTCCCGGATCTGCTTTCGGACGCTGATGCTGACTACATTGAGATCGGGGCCATCTTTATTGGTGAGTCCATGCAGTTTGAGCGTTGTATCCAGGGAGAATTCTCTCCGCCTCAATACAACCGAGTCACACAAAAGACCAGCCACAGATCTGAGTCTGGTCAGATGCTCGGGACGACTATCCGACAGCAAGCCCTGGAGGGATCCCTGTCCGCCAATCTGATGACAGCCGATTGGTGCAGGGGTACTTTCCAGCCGTTTGTCCTCCACGCCAGGGAAAAGCCTTTTTTCCTTTGGTGGAACCACGGGACCTATCCAGCGGAGCTGGCTTTCTGTCAGGTAGAGAAGGACATCAGCTGGAGCTATACCGGTGAAAACAAACGCGCTTCCACTAGTTTTGTGTTTAATTGCTTGGGTTATTATGAGTGAGATCAACGAGTCAGGCCGCCAGCTGTTTGAGTGGGTCGAGATAGACCAGGACTTTTGCGCCCACACATGGGGAGACGGGACTCTCTGGCCAATGAATGACACAGGCTACAGAGCGGACCTCCTGGAGCCAGGATCCTCCTCCATTGTTGGCAATGTTGCGGACAGCTATGAGTCTTTGACCTACACATTTTTAGCCCCCGGATCTCCAGTCAACTACATGGCCAGCCCAGCCCAGGATCTAATCACAGACAAGATCTTGTTGATTGAGGACGATCAGATCGCCGCCTTTGAGATCGGGATCACCTCTCTCCCGTCCAATGACTGGCTGGCCTTTGGCATTGCGGCCTATGAGGTGGACAGCGCCGGTGAGCCAGTCCCTGGTGGTGGAACCTGGCAAGCCTACGTGTCTGACATTGGATCCGGGCCTGTTGCCTACGTGAATGACGCTGACGCCGGATCTCCAGCTTTCAGCTCCTGGAGCCCTCTGTCAAATTTGTCCTTTGGCCTTGAGCTGGACAAAAAGCTCAACCAGGTCCGCTTTGTGGATTCCAATGGTGGGTCCCTATCCCTGCCGATGACCACCGTCCCAACCTCTGGGAACTATTACAGCTTCACTGTGTTTGTCATTGACTCCTCATTTAGTACAGCCTCAGACACTGTAAGCCTGGACGCTCATGTGGGTGGTCAGGACATGGTGGTCTCTTATGCTGCCGGGGCTGTGGATTGGAAAGGCTTTCCCATTGGTGAATATGATTCCAACGGTGGCCAGTGTAGGGCTCAGCTGTCCGCTGGATCTCCTGAGAAATGTTACAACACAGCCGGGACCTGTGAGAGGGTGGAGAACTACGAAGGCACTACCCGGACGCTGAAATTCTGCAAGCCTGGGGGCAGGATGCCGGTGGACGGGGAGAGCTATCTCCCTTTTTTGCAGTCTGTCAGCTACACCCCAGCCGGACTCAATCCCGGTGGCGGCAATGACAACAAGCTGGCCATTGGAACCCGCGCCAAAATGTCCGCCATATTTTCTGACCACCCCTACAGTGACAACCTTGTGGACCCATACTCAGAGCAGAGGCTCATCGGCTCTGCTCGGTTTGACGGGGTCGGATACAATCCTTTTGAGCGCTCCACATTCTGGAGGAAATTCCTGGCCAGGAACGACTGGAGGGTCAACCGCAATGTCCGCTATTGCACAGCCTATATTGACGAGTCCGGACAGCTCCAGGATCAGATCACCAGGAACCTGTTGACCAGGTCCCTGGATGGCCCGAGTTCCCAGGACACAGTCAAGCTGACCGCCACAGACATATTGAGCAAGCTGGACAGCAAACAGGCCCAGATCCCTGAGGCCTCTCCAGGAAAGCTGGACGGAGCTCTCACAGACTCCGCCACCTC